TTCTTCTTTTTCTTTATCTTTTTTAAGTTTCTTTTCTAACTTAATTTGATCATCTTTATCTTTTTTTAATTTTAATTGATCTTTTTTATATTCTTCTTTTTCTTCTTGAGTCATATCTTTAGTGTTCTCTTTCATTTCTTTTTTCTTTACTTTCATATTATTTTTCTTATTCATCTCTTTTTCAATAAAATCTTTATGAATTAACTGTATTGATGTAGCAAAACAGTCTGTTGATATTCTATAGTCAAATTTATAATTCTTTTGTTTAAATACTAAATTATTAAGATCAAAAAACTTATTCCATATTTCATCTTTCTTAGTTTCTATATTAGTAAGATAGCTATTTTTATCTTCTTCTATAAAGAGTTCAATTAAAGATTTAGTATCTATAGGTATATATTTCATTATTATATCATTTCTAAGTTGAAAGAATTGAAATGATTTAGTATTAAGTTTCTCTATCTCAAGACACATATATATCATACCTTTTAAATAGTTTTGACAATTATTTTGAATATCAAATTCATAAGAATTAGTATATTCAGTTGGAAATATATTTACTTTATGAGTATTAATCCATTCATGATATTTAACATTTGATTTTAGAGTATTATTTATTAAGTCTTGTTTAATTTCATACAAATCTTTATTTAACTCTTTTCTAAGTTTAGTCTTAGTCCCTTTCTCACATTTTTCTAATAACTCATTATTGATGAGTTTAAAAGATGAATTAACAAACCTATTTAAATATTTAACAAAATGAAGTTTAATATTATTTTCAATATTAGTAAGCATATCAATAGACATATAAGAGAAAATTTGAGATAAATTCTTACCATCTAATTTAATATCATAATTAAGAAGTTTATATTGATCATTGTATAATTTGATAAATTCATTATATAATTCAAGATTAGATCCTTTTGGTTTTGGGCCTTGTGATTCTTTAATTAAAGCTTTAAAAGCCATTTTAATAGTATCATCAGTAATATTAGGAATAATTTTATTGTTATTATGATATTTATCTAAAATCCATAATCTTAAAAATTGATATGTATGAATAACAATTTGATGAGTCCTAAAACAAGCATCAAAAAGTTTATTAGTATTAAAATCTTGTTTATGTATAGTCTTAAAAGCACATTTAATAGTCCTATACTTATCAGGTGGTTTATTAGAATTCATAGTATATAATATATAATAAGAATATATATTTATATTATTTAATTTAAATATTTTTATTTAAATTAAATATTTTTATTTTAAATAAAAATTATTCTATGATATAAATAAATAAATACTATTTATATATAAAAAATGGAAATAAATAAAGAAGAATATAAATATAATTGCGAACAATGTAAATTTAGATGTAATGAAGAACCAAGATGGATATTACATATAAATTGTGAGAAACATAAAACAGGAAAACGAAAAAAAAGGAGTGATTGTAATGGTCCATATAAATGTAAAGAATGTAATTATGAAACGACAGTAATATTATCATATAAATTACATGTATTAAATGAACATAAAAATCAAAGAGAGAGAGAAGAAGGATTTACATATTATTGTAAAATATGCGACATTGGATCATTTACAGAACAAATATATAAAAAACATATAGAATCAAATAAACAAAAAAAAAAAGAGAATGAAAATAAATGAAAAAAATAAATAAAAAAATAGATAAATTTATATATAAATTTATCTATTTTTTAACAGATGTGTCCCATTTTTCAGTGAAAAAGGTGTAATATCATTATTATTATTTAATATAATAAAATATACTATATGATTTTGATTAAATTTTTCTTTAATTAAGTTGAAATTTTTTAGATTTTTACCATATATATAATATTTTTTATTATCATTATCATATGATATAAATCTGTAATTTTCTATATTTGATATATTTTTTTCATTTAATTCATTTAATTTTATTTCTTTGATCAAATAATCATTATTATTACTAGAGGTACCATTCGCAAATAATTGTTTTAATTCATTAACTTTATTAGTTATATTATTTTTTAATTCATTAATTTTATTAGTTATATTAGATGGAATATTATTTTTTAATTCATTAACTTTATTAGTTATATTAGATGGAATATTAATTTTATTAGATATATTAGAAGGAATATTAATTTTATTAGTTATATTAGAAGGAATATTAATTTTATTACCAATAACTTGTAATTCATCACCTAAACCACCATATAATTTATTATATTTATAGACATATTTATTAAGTTTATAAATATTTTGATAATTATTATAATAATTTATCTTATCTAAATATATTTTATCCATTTTTATAAATAAATTAAAGATATTTTTTTATACAATAATCTATAATATCATTATTTATTATATATAATTTTTTTATTTCATTTGATCTAATATCTATTTTTTTATTATATTTATTAATTATCTCTAATAAATTATTATATTTATTTTTGTTTATTATATTTAATGATCTTGAATTTAATAAAAATATATTCCAATAATATTTATCTAAATTACAATAATTATCATCTATTATATTATTTAATTTATTTAATATAGTTGTATATCTTATATATTTAATATATTTTTTTAATAAGTTTAATTTATTTAATTTCATTAATATATAATTTATAATTTGAATATTACATTTAATAATAATATCATTAATGATTTTTTCATATTTTAAATATTTATTATAAAGATTATTGAATAAATTTTTAATAATTTTAATATCATTATAATCGTAATGTCTAATATAATATTTGATAATATGACTAATATTAAAATTATTTTTATTATAATAATTAATATAATTATAAATTATTATAGGATTTGATCTATTATATATAAAATTAGAATAATCAATATTATATTTATTTAGATATTTTAAACATTTATTACAATTTTGATTATATGATATATTATTTAATTGATTTAAATCTAAATATTGATCATAATTTTTTAATAATATTGTAAATGATTTATATTTATAATCTAAATTATTAACATTAATGAACATTAAATAATAATTTATTGATAATTTTTGATGATATATATTAGATGATAATAATATTTTTTTTAATAATTTATATTTATTTTGTATAATACATTCAAAAATAATATTTTCTAAATGATTATTATTTTTATGTAAATAAGATATAATATTTTTCATAATAAAATCATGATTATATTTAGATTTAATTAAATAATATATAGTATGTAGATCATTATATATTTTATCACAATTATAATTAAATATATAATGTTTATATTTATGATAATGAATATAAATATGATAAAAAATAGTTAAGATAATTAAACCTCTAATATAATAAAATAGAATTTCAAAAAAAGTCATAATAATAATTTATATGAATATATTTATATAAATTATTATATTTTGCAATTTTTTATAAATGAATACATATTATATCAGAAATTAGAATAGAGAATGAAAAATAATTATTATTAAATAATTCTTTATATAATAGAATTGGTTTATTATAATATCTATTATAGTTAGTAATATTATCATTTAATAAAACATTATCAATTAATACATGATGAGTAGTTTTATCATGAGTTATTATATTTATATAATTACCAATATTATTATTTAATATATTATATTTATAACTTTCATATTCAAGATTATTCATTTTTATTATTATTATAATTATTATTATTTATATCATTTATTTAATTGAAACATTATATCATAATAATTTGTAGGATTTATTTTTTTTACATTTAATATATTAGATGATTTTATTTCTATAAATCCATATTTTTTCATTTTTTTAATTAAACTTTTTTTAGAAAAATAATTTTCATAAATATTTTTAATATATGTAATATAATCAGTTTTATCTATAATAATACCATATAATAAATGTTCTAATTTTATTAAATTTTCTATATATTCATTATAACAATCATGTTCTCTTATAAATATTATTGTTCCATTTTTTGATATTCTTTTTATTTCTTTTAATAATTTATTAGGATGTTGTACATGATGTAAAACTTGTAATAATGTAATAAAATCAATAGAATTATCTTGTAATGGAATATAAATAGAGTTAATATAATTGATAAAAGTGAAATCATTAGAAATAGGTTTAATTTTCATACCAGCATATGAATCTATATCAATACCAATAATGTTATTTTTTTTTAAATTTAATATTTTTCCAATTTCTATAGTATTTGAACCATCAAAACATCCTATATCTAAATATGTATTTATTTTTATATCTATATTTTTTATATGATTCAATAGTGTTTTAGCACGTTTATCAGATCTTTTTGAAAAATCTAATATTTTTAATTTATTATTATTAGATAAATATTTTATAATAGAATAATCATCATTATTAAAATTGATATTAGATAAATCTTCTATAATAAAGAATTTAGATAATAATTGTAATAATCTAAGATTATATTGAGAATTGTTATTAGATAATATTTTTTTAATATAAAATGTTTTATATATTATTTCCATAAAATATTTAGATTAATTTATATATTATTATCTAACAATATTAAAAAAATATATTAATAATAATATATTTATAATAATATATATGTTAAAATGTTATTAAATAATTTTTTTAATCCAAATATTATTTTATGTATTTAAAAATATTTTTTATTCTTTATTTGATTATTTCTAGTATTATTGTTAAAAATACTAAATTTATTAAAACTCATACTACTGATTTTTGTTTAGAATTATTATTATCTTTTATATTTATGACGTCTATTCAATAGTTGAAACTATTTTATTATGTCTTAAATATATAATCTTACATTATGTTTTATATTATTCTGGATTTTATTTATCTTATTTCTCTAAATAATCTTATTAAAATACTTTAGTATTTTCACTATTTTTAAATTAGATTTAATAAATTTAATTTAAACTATTAACATTATAGATATATTATTTATGAATATTTCTACTCCTTCTGATTTACAAGATCGTATTGATATTATTAATAATACTGATTTTTTATATAATAATATTGCATTATGTCTAATTGCTTGTGCTGGTAGTGGTAAAACTACTACTATTATTCAAAAAATAACTTATATGATTAAAAATTTAAATTTAGATCCTAAACATTTCTTTATTACAACATTTACTAGAAATGCTACTGAAGAATTAAAAAAACGCTTATCTAATAATTTAACATTAGAAATAGTAAATCAAATGACAATTGGAACATTTCATTCTATTAGTTTAAAATTTTTAAATAAATATAATATTAATACTGATATCACTAAATTACAAATTCCTGTTGAATCTTTTTTATATAAATATTATGATCTTATTAACTCCCCATCTAATTCTTATAATGAATCTCATAAATATATATTTATTGATGAATATCAAGATATTAATGAAATACAACATTTAATTATTAAACAATTATATAATTTAAATCAATCTTCTAATTCTTCTTTATTAATGGTTGTTGGTGATGATCAACAAAATATTTATAGTTTTAGAAAAACTTCTATCAAATATATTCTTAATTTTACTACTAATTTTATTAATTCTTCTTATCATTATTTAACATCTAATTTTAGATCTAATAAATATATAGTAGATGTTGCAAATAGTATAATATATCATAATGAAGAGAAAATAGATAAATTGATGATACCACAAAGTGATCATGTGATGATAAAACCAAAAGTATATTTTTTTTCAACAGAAAAGATAGAATATGATTTTGTAATGAAAAGAATACATACATTAATGAGTTTTAATGTTCCATTAAATCAAATAGCTATATTAAGTAGGACTAATAAAAAATTATATAAGATTGAAAATTATCTTGCAAGTATTAATATTGCTTCTATTAATTTAGATACTATTGATGATAATCTTCGTTTAAGAAACAATACTAATGATGAAATTGAAAATATTACTAAAAATAAAATTATTTTATCTACTGTTCATGGATCTAAAGGTTTAGAATATGAATATGTTATTTTAATTGGTTGTGTTGATGGTGCTTTTCCTATTATTTTTGGTGATATTGAAGAAGAAAGAAGATTATTTTATGTAGCAGTAACAAGAGCTAAAAAATGTTTATGGATGACTTCATTATGGTATGATAAATATCAACCATCAAGATTTATAACAGAATTAATTAATCATAATATAGATTTATTAGATGTTAAAATTAAAAATAAAATGCCTGAATTAACATATAATACTAATAAAATCAATTTTGTTAGATTAGGTGTTAAAAATATTTCTAGATCATTAGATATGCAACATATTAATCAATTAAATTTTTTAAATATTTTACCAGATTATAATAATATAAATATAGAAATATCAAATATTAATGAACCTTATAATCATAATATAGAATTAATAAAAAATAATATAATAACAGGTATAGATCATATATTAGGTCAATTTATTGATACTTATATAACTAGAACCATTTTACAAATTCATGCTAAAAATGATCCAAATGAAGAAATTTATTTATTTAATTATATGAAATATGATAATATATTATTAAAACATCATGAAAGTTTAAGAAAATCATTAATTAAATATTTATACGATGATCAAAAAAAAGATTTAATTATAATGAAAGAAATGTTTAATAGATTAGGTTGTGATCTTTTAAATAATCTTCATACCGAAGGCACCTTCAGTGAAAAATATTTAAAAAATCTATTAAATTTAACATATATAATAAAAGATGAATTATCTAGTGGTTCTATTATTGCTATTAATAATGATAATAATCTTAATAAAATATTTAGAACTAAATTAATAGAATCTTATAATAAATTTAAAGATAAAACATTAGAATCTCATGATATTATGTTTGAAATATTTATTGTTAGTTTAATTTATGAAATTGATAGAGGTAGATATGCTATACAATATATTACTGATTATAAACATTCTTATACTAATATTGAATTAAATTGGTTTAAATCTATTGATAATTTTATTAATCAATTATATCAAGAAAATAATGGTTTTATATATACTCAATATTATTTAAGAGATCAATATTCTGGTATTAGTGGTTATGCTGATATTATAACTAAAAATGAAATAATAGATATTAAATGTACTGAAAATCCTATTCCACAATTTGAACATTTCATTCAATTATTATTATATTTATCATTATATAATTCACAACATGGTGATAAAATAAATAGAATATCAATATATAATCCATTATTAGGTAAAAAATATTCATGGGATTTAACAACATGGAGTAAATATAATGAATTTTTATCAAATATATATCAATTAATGTTACAAGATGCTGAAGATTCAAATAAATAATGATTTCATACAATTATATCATTCTATTATAATAATTTGAAATATAATATTTATAGAATGATATATTTGTATGGATATATCATCATTATAATTTTAATTAAATTATATTTATACGCAATGATATTATCTAATGATAATAATGATTTTGTTATTAGATGGAATTATTGCGTGAATTTATTTTATTATTATATTTATACACCATGATAATAATAATTTTGTTATTAGATGGAATTATTGTGTGAATTTATTTTATTATCATATTTATATATGACAGATTTTAAATATAAATATATTATATGAAGAAATTGATTATATGTTAAATACAATAATTAGAGAGAATTATGATGATTATGGTATATTTGGACAATATCAATTAAAAAATGTAAATAGTAATATTGTTAATGATCAAGATTTACCATTATCTAATGATATCATGAAAATATTAAAATATGATAAAAAATTAGATTTATCAATTTAATATATCTAAATATATTTAAATTATTTTATATATAATTTAAATGCTCATGGTTCGAGAAGGATAAAAGAAAAAAATTTTCTTTTATCCTGGTTCGAAGCGCCGAGAAAAAAGCTTGAAGCTTTTTTACGGCGGTTCTAATATTGTTAAATTTTTTAATCTTCTAAAAAATGTTATAGTATTTATATCATCTAAATTATATAGTTGATGGTTTAGAAAATATTAAAATTAAATTATTAGAATGGTTATTAAGTATAAATAAGAGTTTTTTAATATGGATATTAAATGATTTAAAATTATTTTTACATGAATTTTTAACTATTATTTATAATTATATTGATAATAGACTTAATAAAAAAATAAAAATTTATTTCATAGAGTATTTTTAAATAGAGATTTTAGTTTATTTAATAATATTGATGATACATATATTAAAAATTTATTAGATAAATATTTTAATTTAGATAAATAATTATTGAAATCTTAGTAAAATATAATATTAAATATTATAATTATTTATTATTATATAATTCACACATTTTTTGTTTAATATATTTAGCACTAATAGATAACATTGTGTCTTTATCATTTATTAAATTATTAACATTAATCAATAAATTATTAGTATTATCATAAGAATAGTTATCATAAGAATAGTTATTATATAAAAATAATAATTTTAATAATGATTTAAATAAATAATTTATATTAAATGTAGCAATATTATATTCATATTTATAATTATAATTATCATTATTTAAAAATTTTTTTAAGTGATTTTTTATTATCAAATTATTGATAATAAAATTTTTATAATCAAATTCAACAACTGTTTCATCTATTATTTTTTTATTTATTATTTCATTGTTCATATATAAATATTTATTATGAATATTCATATTATCATCTTTATATATTATTAACTTATTTTTTTCAATATTATTATATTTATTTTTATAAAACATTTTTATAAAACATTTTAATATTATTATATAATATTATTTTAATTTTGTTTTTTTAATAGGATAATTAAATAGTTTAATTAGATTTGAATATTCTGGTTCTAAATATGGATTTTTATTTGTTGTTATATAATAAAATGTGTCTATTTTATATTTATTATTATTAATTATATAATTAGAAAATCCAATTTCAAATACATCTATAATATCTTGTAATTTATGATTTTTATTATTATATTTTTTATAATATTGTATAAATTCTTTACATATTTCTTTATCAAATGATAATATAAATGATTGGATATGTATTTTAATTTCATAACTATTATTCAATCCTATTAAATTAAATTTATTATGTGATAATTTTATATATGATATAAAATCATTAATTGATCTTGTAAATTGAAATGAATCATTTATTAATATTATTCTATCAAATTTAATATTTTGTAAACAATATATAATACCAACATAATA